GTAAAGCATAAACTTTACTGGATTACTAGGATCTGAACCACCGCTATTGTTGGTTTTTATCGCATCAAGAATACTGTTAATGTCAGCACGAACTACATTACCTGCGGCATTTTCAACTGTAAAATTCGTAACCTGTGACACTACGTTTTTACATTTTGAACTATTCTATACCCCTTTGCCGAATCCAACAGCTTGGTATGTGAAATTTCTATCAAGAACTGTTGAACCATTACTTGCTAAGAACTTAACAGTGAAGCCTGTACCTGAAACACTCGTAATCGTAAAGTAATCACCTGTTGCCATATTTTGTGCAGTAATACCAATCGCAGGTAAATAAGAATTAGCACCTCCTAAGCTTGCCGTTCCAACAAAGAATGGTTTCGCAAACGTAATAGTTTTACCTCCAGCAGTTGTTCCTGAAGCAATTGTTGTTGTACTTTGCTCTGTCCTAGAAGGCAATATCGCTGTATAACCTAACTGCTGAACATTGACATTTTGGTTCGTATTTGTCGTTATAAGATTTGCCTTAAATTGAAATGCTCTTGCTTTAAATTCACCGTTCGCAAAGACATTAAACGAACCATAACTTGAAGCATCAGTACTTGTTTTTACAAAGACTTGGCAATCAGTATCATTTGCTGGATCTCCATCGAAACTTGAGACACTATCTATATCAGCCCAAGAATCAATATTGTTTCCAACTAGAACACCTAAACTTTGAATATGTCTTTTTAAAGTCAGAGTAAATACTCCACCTAAATCTAAAGTATCTGCAAATTCATAAGTTCCTGTTTGATTCGCTGCTGGATCTGTTAGCTGTAAAGCTCCTCCTGTAAAAGTCACATTTGTCTTGCTTCCGCTAAACGGTGTCCCTAATAAATCTTCTCTCTTAGTTAAGACTGCTAACTCTTGACCTACATCTGGAAGATCAATGATGATGCTTGTTTCCCCTGATGAAAAACGTCCTCCATCATCTTGGAACTTTAAAATGTACTCACCTTCTAAACTAGGGTCCTCCATCATCTTGGAACTTTAAAATGTACTCACCTTCTAAACTAGGAACTACAGCTTCAGAAGTATTTCCTGCTAGTGCATTTACGAGATCAACTGAACCTGCAAATGTTCCCGATCCATCAGTCTTATTAGAGTGCCTTACATAAACTCTTCCTCCATGTAAAACATCAGCATCAGTTGATTTATCCCATCTAAGTCTTAGTAAATTATTTCCAATTGGTTCTGCTGTTAAATTCTGAACATTAGCTGGTAACTCTGTTTTACCTTCTGCGTTAAACGTTGCATCCAGAGATGTAGGAGAAGTTTCTAATAAAGCATTAAAAGAAAATATTTGAAATTCATACGCTCCAGCTTGACTGTTATCTATTTGAATGTCAGGTCTAAATACAACTGAACTCTCATAGTTTCCATTCCTATGTCTGTATTGAACTAAATATTGAGTAACACCATTAACAGGAACCCAAGTTACAAATAATCTTGAGATTGCAACACCATTCCTTACAACAGTTTTTTCTTCAAAACTAATAGAAGTTGGTGGATCTGCTGGTGCATTTAATATCGAAATATTTCTTGCAGATAAAGCTAAACCATCTTCAATATTGGCGTATTTATTTGGTTTGTGAGATAACGCTGTAACATTATAGTTGATTCCATTTGTTTCCTCAACTGTTATTACTCTAAACTTTTGAGCTTCAATTGTGTCACTAACTAAAAACCAAATTGAATTAACATTAGGAACTTCAGATAAAGCAGAATCTAAATTAATAACACCATTAGTAACACTTAAAACATTCTTTGTTTCAACAGAATTATCAGGCATTTGAACACTACATTTTTGATTTGCTCCTGTAAATGTTGAAATATCTTGTAAATCATCAACAGTAATTGCAGTTGTAGTTGCAGTTTTTATACGACCAGATCTCCTTGCACCACTACGAACTGGATCGTTTATATCTATTACTGCTCCAGGTCTAATTGTTACACCTGCATCAACAGATGTTGTAAAACCAACCACTTCTGACTCGTTTTGTTCAGCAAAAAGTATTGCTTTCCCCATCCTCTGTGCTTGTCCCCTACTTGTACAAGCAAAAGCTCGTACATCCTTTTTTACTATTCCTAGCTTTGCCTTAGCAACACTATCTTCTACAACCTCATAATCTATTTCTCTTGAATCCATATTGTAATAACTAACAGCTACTACAGAATGTCTTGTCTTTAATGACGAACCACTATAAGAAAATCCTTCCTCAGTAACATTTGCAAGACTAAATAAAAAACTTGCATCAGTAGGCTTATCTTGTGCAAGAGAAATTTGCCCTGCACTCCAAATAGGCATACAACGCATCACTCCACATAATTGTTCAATAAGAGTAAAAGCTTCTCCTGCTGATAAAATATTTACATTACAACTAAATCTTGCTTCTGTTCCTCCAAAACCATCATCAACTAATTCATTTGCAAATTTAGAAGCATTAACGAAACTAAATAAATCTAAATTGCTATCACTTACATGATCTCCTAATCCATATCTTGTTGTTGTAAGCATGTCTAGTAAAATCATCGCAGGACATGAACACCATTGAGCCGCAGCCATAGTGCCATTAAATATATAACCACTTGGATATACAATCCTGCCTGTATTATTATCAACAGTTGGCGTTCCAGATCCCGATGCTCCTGCACCTGGAATCCTTATTTTTACACCTCTAATTCTATGTTTCCTTTGTGGAATATTACTAACTACTTTACTATCAAGGGTGATAGCAGCATAAGCACTATCAGCATAAGTTTGTTTGTCATCAACTAACTCTTGCATCCCTGAGACAATGAAAGCATTAACTAAGGATGCATCAGTACTATCAGCAGTTACACGAACTACTTTTACATCAACTGGAAAAGCTCCATCTAGCGTTACTCGGTAATCTTTTGAATAAGCATCACCTGTACGACCTGTAACTGTATCTGTAATAACGTCAGAAAAACCACCTGAATTATATTGAACTTGTATTTTTAATTGAACACTACTACCTAATAAATCACCATTTTCTGTTGATTCTTGTATTGCTGGAAAAGTAACTGTAACTCGAACAGCATCAACAGTTGTTGTGGTGATTTGTTGAGTAACACCACCATTAGCGACAGTACACGATCTAGGAAAACCTGCAATCGGACTAGATGACTGCTGTATTCCTGGGATATGTGTTTGATTAGACGTTCCAAAACGAGGGCTAAATGTTACATTTTGGTAGTTATAATCTGTTGCTTGAGGATTAGCAGAATTAGCATCTGGTTGAAGAATCGGAGTATTGTCTAAATAAATATCCTTTAAAGCAGCAGTGTTATAAGTCATTGAGCCTTTTGTTGCTCCTTCCTTTGCAGCAGTAGCCCATCCTTCAATCTCACCTTCGCTAATTAAATCTTGGATCGTTACAAACGATCTACTATTTAAAGTATCAGGCGCACGAGTTGGCTTTGGTGGTTGTTTCCCACCGCCACCAGATCCTCTTATTGTGTTAGTCATCCTCTAACCTGATCAGTTGTTACATCCATACTAATCACTGTTGAACCTGTAAAAATTTCTCCATAGACAACTGGAAGCGTTGTTCCTGCTCTTGATGTATTAGGCGTTCCACCAAAATTGAATGAGATACGTGGATCTTGATCATTTTCAAATTTAGGCGGTTCAGGCATAGGAAATAACATTTCCGATACTCCAGTTAAAGCAAGGTATCCACCAAGATAAGCCATGCTTTTTGCCCACCAAGCAGCATTTGCAAACATAGTTCCGCCTTTAAATGCAGCCATAGAAAAAGCAGTACCCGCACCTGGAATTAAAAAAGCACCTGCAATCAAAAAAGCTCCCATAATAAATTTTCCTGCTCCTCCTCCTGCTCCAGTAATAACAGGAACAATCTTTATCTCTTCTGCTACTGGATAATGAACCTCTTCTTCTCCCATCTCACTTCCATCTGTCAAAACTTGATAATATCTTTCATTCATGTGACTTTCTAATTGAGGCCAATTCATTAGTAAAAACCTCATGCAATCTCCAACACTATTTACATGAGCATCTAATTCATCATGTCCTGTGATCTCTTTTAGATCACCATATAATTTAATTGTCTTGAGCATAGCGATACCTCCCTCCCGTACATTTTAACAACCATTCTGAATATGGTTCCTGACAACTTAAACGATCTGCTAAATGATGTAAAACTTCCCCATTTAAAAAAATTGCAACATGGTTTAATCCCTTACCCATAATTGACATAAATAACAAATCACCATTTTCTAATTTCTCTTTAGGTTCTAACAACCTAAAACCTGTTGCCTCTGCACAGTCTTCAAACATAGGATTTTCTAAAAATTCTTCAGGTGTAATTGGTCGTTCCCAATCACGTAACGTAATTCCTAATTCTTCTTCATAAAAATCTCTAACTAGGCTCCAACAATCAGTAACGCCCCAACACCAAGGTCTTCCCTTTAACGGTGGCTTATATCCTGTTGGTTCGTAATATCCCCATTGTTCTGTTTTAGGATTAACAATGTGCCAAGGTAAACTACCTGCTTCACAACTAACTCTGTCCGCTTCACTTGCAACTGCTGGAGTTGTTGGATGTGAATGTATAACGCTAACTATTTGTCCTAAATCCTCTGCTTTTACATAATCTTGAGGATCTAAAATAAAACATTGTTGAGAATAAATGGATGAATCACTAACTAAATTACGACAAGGATAATAAACCTTCTTGCCTTTAACATTTAACAACAATCCAACAGATTCTTTTGGATCTTCTTGTTTAGCATGTTGTAACGCTTTAACTCTCCAGCCCATTACATAAATGTACCGATGGAAGGAAAAAGATTTCTAGTGCATTGACGCTTAGGTAGTCTCATTCCTGCTAAATCAGTAATACTTGCTAGTTCAAAAGTAACAACATCTCTATTTTCAGCCACTTTTCTATCTATATAATAAACTTCCCTCGGAAATTCATTATTAGCAGGAGTACCAGGGCTAACAGATTCTTGTGCAAATAAATCACTATCTTCTAAACCAATAAAACCTGAATCATCTTCCTGCTCAAACAAACCAAAAGATGCAAAGTTTTCTACATCTAAAAATTTAGCTAATGTTCTAATTCTTGTTACTTTTGCACCTGTCAAATCATTACCAGCAGTGATTAAATTAACCTCTAACATCACAGCACTAATTAAAGATAATGCGTTACTAATCGTTAGTTGTGGTCTGGGAAGTTGACCTCTTTGGAAAGCAAAACCACTGGCCTCTACTGGATAACGAAGATACTCATTTAATTGCCAAATAACTTTACCGTTTAAATCTAAATTACTTCCTGCATGAAAACGATATGTCATGGTAGTTTGAGTACCATGTAATGTCGAATCTAATTCAAGTTCAAATAATTCAATAATTGCAGAAGGATTTGTCTTCTGTAGATCACTAATAATTGGATCTAAACTCATGGCTCAAATACTTCCCTAAATGTTGCTGTGATTGTTGCTCTATTTAAATACGGAATAGATTTATTCCATGCATCGCAAACAAACTTAGAAGAAGACTCTTCACCTGGAGGGGTAAAGTCAAAACTATCTTGATCTAATGCTCTTGCGTCTAAAAATGTTTCTATGGTGTCTGCATCTGTTTCTGATACTGAGAATCTTAAAGAATAAACTTTTGGATTTGTATGTGCATCCAACCCGAATAAAATTCGATGCTCATACCCATCAGCAAAACGAACCACACGTTTAACAGGTGCTGAATTTTTCCGAACTCCGTATTGCGGAGTGAT